TTACCTTCCATATTAATACCTTCACTAATACCTTGCAGTACACCTTCAAGACCTGTATCAACTGTCAAAAGTACAATATCGGATTTCTTTTCAAATGGGTAATGAGTTATTTCAGTGATTATGTGTTGTGTACCGCCATAATCTACGGCCATACCGGGTCTTAGGTCGGTTGTGTTGATTTGTCCTTCACTTACTATAGTACCGCTTTCTAAAGAATTAGCCCGTAGTATTTGTCTACCTATTCTTCTAGCCGCACTAGATGTTCTAATTGTAGTATCAAAAATAGGTTCACCTTCTATAACCTCTCCATTAGTACCACTTTGTTTATCGGTATCATTCATGGTTATAGACACATCATCGTTTAGAGCAATAGGTAATCCTTTGATAGTTATTCTATTAGGTATGTTATCTACCTTGTCTGTTGAACCCATACCTGTTTTTATGTTAGGGTCTACAATTCTGTTTGACTCACTAAAACTAATTGGTACATATATCATATTACCGAATCTATCTAACATAACCATACGAGTATCATGTCTTCCTAAGAATCTTAGTGCGGTCATAATGTTAATTCCGTTAAAATCTTTAGCGACAAATCTCATAGAATGTTTTTTGTCTTTTTTATTTTTACTGTTAATTTTAGATATGTTTACACTTGTTAAACTACTATTGGTAATACCTTCTCCAATTCTTATTGCGGTATCAGTGGTTCTAAAACCTACATCTATAGGTTGGCCTAGTCTAACTTCGTTTCCGTCAAACCCTATTTCGTTAAGTGTTCTATTTTTCATATTTGTTAAATTTACAATATTCCCATCTATAGTAGAAGGTAATAGTCTTTGACCGGGAAAATTAGGATTGTAAAGTAAAGTTGGTTTATTAGAATTAGAAATACTTTCATTGTTAAAGAATGGTACTAATGTACTACTGTCGTGTCCATCTGCGCCCTTGTGTGTTATCCTCACAAAAGACTCACCTTCTACTATTGAGTATGTAGTATCGGGCATTACTTGAAAAGTATTTACTGCTCTTGCAGTTGTAAAATTAGCATTTGCATTATCAGTCTTTTTTATTTCCGCATAATGAACTGCGTTGTCTACAAATACAGGTTTACGGATATGTTTCATTGTATTAGAAACACTTTCAATTCTACCATCATTTGAATTTTTAATTAATCGCCCCATTTAATCAACTCCCGTCGCCTGTATGGTCGCCTTTATTGTATGATACATCGTTTTTATGTCCTTTAGGGTGTAGAGATTGACTAAATCTAGGCTCAATTGAAAAATCTTTTCTTGTTATATTAGTGCCGTCTTCTACTTCTGTCCTTCTTCTACTCGCATCTGCTCTATAATGTTGTAAGGTGTTTTCAGTAATTATTACATTATTAATATCGTTTCTTAAAGAAGGTACTAATTGAGATGTTTCAAGCGGGTTTACATATTCTGTATTTGTAGCATCTAAATATGTGAATGAGGCTGATAAAGCCCTTTCATCAGTACCTACTAACATATTATCCACAATAGGTGCATAAGGTGGGTTAGTATCGGGATTAGTGGCTCTTAAGTAATACCCTTCCGATGCTCTAGCATTAGGCATATTATATGCAAATGTTCCATACTTCCCACCCATAGTACTGTAAAAATAATTTTGCTTTAATCCGTTTCCTTGATATTGAGGTGAACCACTTGACATAGCAAGAAACTCTCCCATTCTTACTTGATATTTATTAAGAACTCTTATCGGTCTAATCAAGAATGATATATCTTTGTCTATCTTATTATTATCAGTATTAAATCCACTACTAAAGTACGGGTTAGGAGATTTCCATTTTGTAGGACCGCTTATATTATATTTAGTTGCTAAATATCCTTCCCAATGTTTTTTCTCCCAATCGTTTAAAACTCTATTAAATTGTATAACTTCTGCAATTTTACCATTTAAGAAAAAGGAAGAAGGTACATTTCCTAATTGATAATTACCCGCATCGGCTTTCCAAAACGCCGCATTAGCAGTAGCCGGTGTACCACCATTTACAGAAAGAGAATGTAATAACATCAAAAT